GAACTTCAACCTATGATTGAAGAAATTGGTGATGCTACTCTTATTGTTCCATTAATTAAAGAATATATGGAAATAGGAGTTAAAAACGATGACCTTTTAATTAAAATGGCTGCTCTAGCACAACGTGCTATGAACAGCGAAGGAGGAGAAAGCGCATTGGGTATTTCAGATGAAGAAAAACAACAACTACTTGATGAAATAAGTAAGTTTAAATCTGAAGAATAATGGCTAGTAGTAGAGGTCTTATAGCTATTAATAAGGTAGCTAATAATTCTAAACAAAATAGTTTCGGAACTTTTACTAATTTAGGACTTAATAGTCTTATAGTAACAGGACGTGTTATTAGTATTATATTAGATGAGACTCATCCTAGATTTAAGGAATTTGGTGAATGGAATGGTTTAGGGACTATAGAATTTGATTTAGTAAGTTCCCCTACTCCACCCAATCAATTATACCCCACAGCTCGCCCAGTAGACCCCTCTATAAAGAGTTTTCCTTTAATAAATGAAATTGTTTACATTTTAGCTTTACCTAATACAAATATAGGTGAGTTTTCTTCTACTAAAACTAACTATTATATAAACACAGTAGGTATTTGGAATCACCCACACCACAATGCTTTCCCCCAAAATTCTAATATTTTACCCCCTTCTCAACAAAAAGACTATGTTCAAACTGAATTAGGTAGTGTAAGACGAGTAACTGATCAATCTACTGAGATATTTTTAGGGAAAACATTTATCGAAAGAGGAGATATTCATCCACTTTTACCATTTGAAGGTGATAAAATTATAGAGGGTAGATGGGGCAATTCAATTCGTTTAGGTTCTACTGTTAAAGATGCTCCTAATACTTGGTCTTCAACAGGAACTAATGGAGATCCAATCACTATCATTCGCAATGGTCAGGGTGACCAAACAGATGAAGGGTGGATACCCACAATAGAAGATATTAATAATGATGATACTTCAGTATACTTTACAAGTACTCAAAAAATTCCTATTGAAGTTTCTAGTATAAACGATTATTTTAGTTATAAAACTAATCCTCCAACTAGACCCAACGAATATTCAGGAAAACAAATAATTCTAAATTCAGGCCGTTTAGTATTCAATACAACAGAAGATCATTTACTTTTATCTTCTAAAAAATCTATAAATTTAAACGCCGTTGAATCTATAAATTTTGATACAACAGGTCCTGTTGTTTTACAATCAGGTGAAGTATATCTTGGGTCTAAAAACGCTACTGAACCGGTTTTACTTGGTCAATCTACTATAAATCTACTGCAGACGTTACTTCAAGAATTAGCAACGCTAACTAACATATTATCACTCCAAGTTGGTGTTCCCCCAGGTGCTCCTTTAGCTCCTACTAATACTCAAGCGGCTTTAACTAATGCTACTATTACTAATTTAATTACTCAATTGAATGGTTTAATGTCTAATTCTGTAAAAACTGTATAATGGGACCTTTAGAACTAGATTTAATTAGACAAGAAGAAGCAGCTGTTAGACAACAAGCTCAAGAAAACACTCAACTTCAACAAGTTGACCCTACTATAGTAGAACAAAGCACTCCTGAAGCTTTAAAACCTAAAGGTACTTCTAATTTGGGAAATCGTGTTTTAAATTTAGGTAAACAAGTTATAAAACTTATTTTACCTAAACTAACATCTTTAGCTAAAGAATATGCTATAGGAGAATTTGAAGCAGCTAAAGCACAAGCTACTACCCCAGAACAAATAGATGCTTTAAAACAACAATTTTGTCCTACACCTGATCAATTACAAAGATTAATAGACACTAGAAATAATATAGTAGGTCAACTTAATTCAATTGGAACCAAATTAAGTACTTTAAATTTTAGTATTGGGGGTTTACAAGATGTTACTAATACTTTAAAATCTCTTTTATCTTCAGTCGAAACCACTAAATTAGTAACATCAGCCGCTGCTAAAGTAACCCCAGTTATACCTGGGGCTGTTCCTGCTTTATTAAGTGATTTAGAAACTATTGATGATAAGGTTTTACCTTTACTAGAAAAAAACTCAGGCAGTATAAATGCTACAGCAGTTCCTACAGCAGTAGTTACCTCTATTATTAATAAAATAGTTAATGCTTTAGGTCAATTAGATGCTTTAATTTTATTATGTAGTCCTAATTCAACATTAGATACTATATCAGACACTATAATTCAAACAGCTAATAATCAAAACCAAGCAAATGTTAATGATGGGTCCTATAAAGGGTTTACTTTCCAAATAGAAGAAGTACCTTTTAGCCCTACAGTAACTCGTAAAAGAGCTTTAGCTCTTAATCAGTCAGGAATTGTTTTACTCCAGACTGAACTTTCGTTTACAGCAAATAACCAAACACTAATCGATGAACTTAAGCTAATAATTGACAGAGACGATTTAAAAGCTTTTTAATTTCAATATTTATAACAGATGAAACCAAGTGAATTAAAATCATTTATCAAAGACGCAGTAAGAGAAGCTATCCAAGAGGAACTAAAAGATATCCTTTTGGAAGCTGTTCGTGCTCCTAAAACCCCAATCCAGGAAATCCCTGTTGGAATAGGTGGTCATGGGACAGTAACTACAACTCAAGCCCCACAAAAGTCAGCAGCTGAAAAAAGAGCTATGATGGAAAGTATTATGGGTGACATGAGAAGAGGACAAGATACTCTTTCATTCAATTCAGCTGATGCTAGAGGAATGGGTATAACTGCTAATACTTTACAAGTAGCTCCTGGTATGAATACCTCAGGTGAAGGTTCTAGACTACCAGAAGGTAATGTAGGTCTAGATATGATTATGGGCTTAATGAATAAAAAATAATGGCATTCGGAGCACAAAAGATATTCCCAATTGATACCAAGCCAGGAACGGCTGTTGGTGTTGCTATCCCTTTTAATGCTCCAGGTGTTTTTTATTCTACCTACACTACAAAAGATGCAGTTAGAAACAATTTACTAAATTTCTTTTTAACAGATCCTCCTGAAAGGTACCTTAATCCTACATTTGGGGGTGGTTTAAGAGCATTTATTTTTGAACAGATTACTTCAAATAATCTTGATAGTTTAAAAGAAGATGTACAATCTAAACTATCTTTTTATTTTCCTAATGTAGTCATAGGAAGTTTAGATATCCTTCAAGATCCAGACTATAATACTATAACAGTATCTTTAACTTATAATGTTGTAGATACCGCTATATCAGATGAAATTCAAATAGCATTCAACTAATGGCCGTAAGACGTAATATACAGTATATAAACAAGGATTTTACCGAGTTAAGAGCGAGTTTAATTAATTACGCTCGTACTTATTTCCCTACAACCTATAATGACTTTTCTCCATCATCACCAGGTATGATGTTTATGGAGATGGCTGCTTACGTAGGTGATGTCCTTTCATTTTATCTTGACAATCAAATTCAAGAAAATTTCTTACAATATGCTCGTCAGACTAATAATTTGTATGAATTAGCTTATATGTTTGGTTACAAACCTAATGTAACCCAGGTTGCGGCAGTTGATGTTGATTTTTATCAACAAGTCCCAGCAGTTCTTAATGCTCCTGATTTTAATTATGCCCTATACATCCCTGAAAATACTTCTGTAGTATCTTCTGCATCAGGTAGTATATCATTTATAATACAAGATCCTATAGACTTTAGTGTTTCTTCTTCAGGAGATCCTACTGAGGTTACTGTATATGCTGTTAATAATTTTGGTAATCCTACATTCTTTTTATTAAAGAAAACTAGAAAAGCTATTTCTTCTACTATTAATACTACATCTTTTACATTTACCATACCTGAACAATTTGCAACAGTAGAAATTACAGCTAATAATATTGTAGGTATTTTAGATATAGTAGATTCTGATGGTAATACCTGGTATGAAGTAGATTATTTAGCTCAGGATACTGTTTATGATTCTATCAAAAATACTAATGTAAACGATCCTAATTTATCACAATATCAAGGTGATACTCCTTATCTTTTACAGTTAAAATCAGTACAAAGAAGATTTACAACTCGTTTCTTAAACACTACTACTCTTCAATTACAATTTGGAGCAGGAACTTCATCCGATACTGATGAAGAAATTTTACCAAACCCAGACAATGTTGGTTTAGGTTTACCATTTGAAATTGACAAGTTAACAACTGCCTTTGCCCCTTCTAACTTTGTATTTACTAAAACTTATGGTATAGCACCTTCAAATACTACTTTAACTGTAAGATATTTAACAGGTGGTGGAGTTAGTGCTAACGTACCTGCTAATACTATAAACCAAATATCTAGTGGTAATATTCAATTTTTAAATATTAATCCTGGTATAATTAATCCAGGACTTGAAAATACTATTTTTAACTCATTACTTGTAAATAACCCAGCAGCTGCTGATGGGGGTGGTGATGGAGATACAATTGAAGAAATCCGTCAAAATGCTTCTGCAAATTTTGCTACTCAATTACGTAATGTAACTCAAGATGATTATTTAGTTAGAGCTCTTTCTCTACCTGCCAAATTTGGAGTAATAGCTAAAGCATATATTGAACCTACTAAAGCTCAATCAGTAGCTTCAGGAGCAGCAGCTTCAATACTTGATTTGTATATTCTTTCTTTTGATAATAATTCTAAATTAAGAACTGCTTCCCCTGCTTTAAAACAAAATTTAGCTACTTATCTTTCTCAATATAGAATGGTAAATGACTCCCTTAATATTAAAGATGCTTTTATCATTAATATTGGAGTAAATTTTGACATTATAGTATTACCAAACTTTAATTCAAATGAAGTATTAACTAGATGCATCTTAGCTATGCAAGACTTCTTTGCTATTAAAAATTGGCAAATTAATGAACCTATTGTTTTAAGAGACTTATACGTTCTTTTAGATAGAATAGAAGGAGTTCAAACAGTAAAAAATATTACAATATCAAATAAAGTAGGAACAGCTTTGGGATATTCTCAGTTCGCTTATGATATTCCTGGGGCTACAGTTAATAATGTGGTTTACCCATCATTAGATCCTATGATTTTTGAAGTAAAATATCCTAGCACTGATATCCAGGGTAGAGTAGTAAACTTATAAGACAATGGCAGTATATAAAATTTTCCCAGAAAAAGACGCTACAATGTACTCATTGTTCCCTGCTATGAATACAGGGTTAGATGAGATTTTAGAAGCAGGTAATTTAAATCTTCAATCAAACCCAAACCCACAAGTTTCAAGAGCTCTTATTAAATTTAACCAAGATGAAATTAATAATGTTTTTTCTAGTCTTATAAGTAGTTCTAATTGGTCCGCTAATTTAAGATTATTCATAGCCACTGCTCAAAGTGTTGATACAGATTATCAATTAGAAGTATACCCAGTTTCAGGTTCTTGGACTATGGGGACTGGTAAGTATTTAGATAATCCTATTGCTACAAATGGTGTAAGCTGGAAATGGAGAACGTTTGTTAATGGTACAGTTTGGCCTGTTGCTGGTTTATCTCCTTATGTTACTTCCTCATACTCAGGATCTAATACAGGTGGTGGTAACTGGTATACAGGTTCAACTCATACTTTACCTGTAACTTCTAGTCAAACTTTTAACTATCGTTCTGATAAAGACTTAAATGCTCCTGTTAAGGGAATTGTATCAGCTTGGTATAGTAGCTCTAATGCTATTGGTAGTGCTACAAACATAGTAAATGAAGGATTCTTAGTTAAGTGGGAAGATGCTATTGAATTCAATCCTAACCCCCCTATCCAACCTGTTCTACAATATTATTCAGTAGATACACATACAATTTATCCTCCTACTTTAGAGATAAAGTGGAATGATTTTATTTTCAATACTGGGTCTTCTACTCAAACTATCTTAACAGATCCACAAGCTTATATTTCTATAATGGATAATGAGGGATTCTTTTATTCTTCTAGTATTCAACAGTTTAGAGTAGACAGTCGCCCTCAGTACCCACCAATTATATTCCAAACAGCCTCAATCTATACTACAAACTACTACTTACCTACAGCCTCTTATTGGGCTATTAAAGACTTAGATACAAATGAGTATGTAGTAGATTTTGATTCAACTTATACTAAAATAAGTGCTGATGCTACTTCTAGCTACTTTACAGTATATATGAATGGTTTACAACCTGAAAGATATTATACTATTCTAATCCAGACCACTATTGGTGGTACTACTAGAGTATTTGATAGTAATTATAACTTTAAAGTTATTAATGGGTAATGTCTCAACAAATAAAGTTAACTAAACAAGTATATGACAAGAATCAATACCAAAAGGTAATTGATACTTCATTTACTCAACTTGTCCAACCAGTATCTGCTTCTACAGGCTCAGCTCTTCCAACAGTAAATCAATTCTTTGATTATTACAATCAATTATTTTTTGATATACCTAAATTTGGAGAAACAAATTCTCATGAGTATCTTATCAAGACTAGTCAAGAATATATTGGTGTCTCAAATGTCGTAAATGATGAGATTCAAGCTTTAATTGATGAAGTTACCGAATTAAGACAAGAAAATTTAAATTTGCAACAACAATTATTAAGTTCAATAACACCATCAGTTAATGGCTAAAGTAGTAACATTAAATCCTATTGATCCTTTTACGTTTGAATATCAAGATTATTCAGCACAGGATGATAATCTCATTGTAAATTTTATAGTTGAGCCTACTTTTAATCCTTTACAAAACTATGTTGCTTACTTTATATATGATCTTAATAACAATGTTATATTTGATAATGAAGTAAATTTTGATAGTTATAATATTATAGATGGTCAAGTAGTTCTTAATCCTGAAGGTGACGTAGAAAAAGCTGGGTATGAAGATGGACAATATAATGTTGTTTACAACTTTCTTAATAACGAAATATCTAGTTCATTTTTCCAACGCCTATACATAGACCAAATTAGTCCAGATAGAACAGAAATCAGATTAAATACTACTCAGATTTCTAATTTAGATTTAATAAATGGGGCTAATTCACTTATTAATCAAATACAAAATAGTGTAGGTGTCTATTTTGATTTCTTCTTAAATTTTGGAGATAACCAATTATTAATAGCTAACAATATGTTGTTGGATACTTCAAATTCTGAAGACCCAACTGTATTAATTAAGTTATATGAACCTCTCCCAATTAATTTTAATTTAAAAGATGAATGTTGGGTCGTAACTGAAGTTGCTAGTACTGTAGCTTATAGTGTTAATATTACTCAAACTTTTGAGTTAGCTAATGAAAATGTTTACTTAAAAGGCCCCAACCTAAATCTTAATGTTAAGGATCAGATAAACAACTCTACAGCGTATACTAATTATGCTACTCTATCATCTTCATCTTACGCTACAGGTTCTAATAATTTACAGT